GTATCCTTCTGGTTATAGTGTCTATAGACAATGGATTGAACTAGATCAAGATCAAATAAATGCATTAGATAATCCAAATATTTTAATAAACAGGCATGAGGGTGAGAAGAGTGGTCAAGATGGACCAATAGAAATATCAGTCGGACCTCTAGGCGGTAAATTTGAAAAAGGTTCAGCATATAGATGGCCTTTGGATATGATTGATGAAGAAACTGACTGGGTACTATTTCAGTTCGGAAAATATCCAAAACCTTTTGGTCAAGATGCAAGAAACTTTACTAATATTGATGGGAAGAAGGCATTGAATGAACAAGCTGGTAAAAATATAGCACATTTGAGTTCATATAATAATTCAGCTGCTGCATTAAAACCAAATGGACCAGCAGTAATGCTTCCCATACCACAAGATGTAGCAAATGAAATTCAACAAGTATGGCAAGGAAAACAATTCAGTGCTTTAGGTAGAGCAGCAATATCAGCTGCAGCTGCTGGAAATTTTGCAAATGCAGGATCAGTTATTAGTGACCTTTCTGGTAATCTAACAGCACTACAAGCATCTTTCACTAAACTAGCATTGAATACATTACCAGGTGTTGGTGGTAATATAGAATTCAATGATATAGCAGGTAGTACAAGAGGAATTGTTGTAAATCCAAACGCAGAATTACTTTACGACTCACCTCAAATGAGAGAAGTTGGAATGGTATTTAAAATGGTAGCAAGTAATCAACAAGAATCAGAACATATATTTAAATTGTGTCAGACATTTAGAAAAAATGCTTCACCTCAATATGGAGGTACTGATATTGGTGATGAAGGTTCTGACGAATGGAAGATGATACTGCTTGGGGTTCTGTTGGTAATTTCATTAGAGTTCCAAACTTATGTAAATTTACTTTTATGAAAGGTCATAATGTTCATCCATGGCTAGTACAATTCAAACCATGTGCTATATCTAATGTTGAAGTAAACTACACACCAGATGGAACTTATGCTACCCACCCTGACGGTGCTCCTGTTTCTGTAGAACTAAGACTTAGTTTTATGGAAACAAAGGTTGTATTTTCACAGGAAATAAAGGAAGAAATAGGCAGAGGAACTTTCTAAGATGTACTTTTCACTACTACCAGATCTACAATACGATACTAAACCTATTAGTTATCCTTTCTCAGAATCTGACTTTACTATCACAAAAAATTTCTTCAAGAGATCTAAGATAGATCCTGATATCTTTGGTTATGCTACATTCTATAAGAAATATGCTATAACTGAAGGTGTTAAAATTGAAACCGTTGCAAGAAACTATTATGGTAGTCCGTATTATGACTGGGTTATTATATTAACAAACAACTTCATCAATCCTCAATTCTCAATTCCATTAGATGAATGGACTTTAAGGAAAGTTGCTGAAGAAAAATATGGTGACACTACTTACAATGGAATCCATCACTACGAAACATCTGAAATAAAATCAGGAGAAACTATTGATGGTCTTAAGGTTGTAGCATTAGAAGGTGGACTAACGGTAGATAAAAACTTCTATGATTCTCCCTTCACATATTGGAATGGAACCCAACATATCACTGTCAATGGTAACACAATTTCTATACCAATTACTAACTATGAACATGAGTTAGCAGAGAATGAAAAGAAAAGAGAGATTTATATTCTCAGGAAGTCATACTTCAATAGATTCGTAGAAGAATTTAAACAACAAAACCTTTACTCAGAATCATCTGACTTCATTACAAAACGACTTAAAAAAACTGGCGTATGATATTTTATATTGGATTCACTCTCATGTTTCTTAATGAGGGTTTCGTTATGATGAGACATGTATCACCACTCTTTGCACAGATCAGAGAGGAACTCATCAAAGACTTCGGTGACACATGGCAAAAGATCCATTCAACCTTAGACTGGTTGTGGATCTTGTTTGTTGTGTTAGGTTTAATACTTTCTCATCACAGAGCACTTGATGTATTCTTTCTCGTTACATTCTGGAGTGCTGCACTCTGTCTAATTTACATACCAATGTGGTTGAAAACCTTTTGGGCAAAAAAATACCCCGAAAATTTTTCGGGGAATTGAGGAACTGAAATTTCATTTTCAGTAATCATAATCTTCTTTACTCTCAATGTACTCTTTGTTCTGCCTACAGATACCATGTACATCTATCTCTTGATGAAGATGTGCTGAAGTGTGAAGACCCTCTATCATTAAGAGGACTGCTAACATCATGACTGGAGTGAACCAGAGTGGATTGTTTATAACTTCACCTGCTGTTTTCATCTGCGTAAGGAAAAAAGAACTCGTTCATCATTCGGTCAGCATTATCTTTACCGAATCTACTAGACATGTATCCAAGGATAGGGTCTAGTTTTTTCATGTATGTATCAAAGTCTTTATAGAATGATGTGTCTTCTCCTGTTGGTTGTGCTTCATCTATCATCTCTCGGTAGAGATTCAGATAATATCTAAAGGTTGGAACGTATGTATCAACCTGATCAAACTCACAGTACCTTACAAAAATGTTCTCTGAAAAATGGTTGCCCATCTCAAAGAACCTGTAGTCTCTGTCTGCTTTAGGTAATGTAGGTAGAGAGAACAAATGATTCTCAACTGGATGCTGGAAGTCAAATACAATGATAACTTTCTTCTCAAAGAAACCCATGAGATCCATCCCGAAACAGGGAAGGTTGCTCCCTGTCTTAGGATAGATTACATTGTTGTAGATATCTGATTTTTCATTGTAAATATCTACTCTTCTAGATTTTATAAAGTGTGGAGCAGTAAAGATGTCTGCTGTTAATGTCAGATCACCTTTACCTTTCCACTCACACCACCGAGATTCAAATTTGAACTCAGGGAATACATCATCAAGAACTTTTTTGTAGTTGACCCAGAGGTCAACTGTATTAGTCATCGGATGCTAGTGATGCAAAGTATGATAGTGCATCATCGTCTTCAACAACTGCTTCCTTCTTAACAGGAGGAGCACTCATCTTAGCACGAAAGTCTGACTGTGGTGTAGCAGCGACTGGTTCATACTCCTCACTATCTACAGATGGTACTGTAGCACGTGGAGAAGACCCTAGAACGAGTTGTAACCTCTTCTCTAGGTCTTCGTATGATTTGAACTGATCTGCTGCTGTGAACGCTTCTAGCGAGTGTTCCGACTTCCATGTTGCTTCCAATTCAGTATCATCTGAAGACAAAGCACTAACACTATCAAACTCACTGCTGTCATAGTTCCAGAAACCTGCGACCTTTTTGATCTTCAACTTGAAGTTAGCACCTTCCCAAAGATCAAACACATTTACTGGTGTCTCATCTTGGAACTCAGGTTGCATTGCTGCAAGGATCTTATCATGAATCTTCTTGCCATACTTGTACAAGAATACTTTACCCTCATTCTCAGGGTGCTTTGGATCCTTGATGACTTGGATGTTGCTGTAGTAAGACAACTTACGCTTCTGTCTACGTGCAATGTCCTTGCCTTCCTCGGTTCCATTGTTCCAGTGCTGTCTGTTAACCTCACCTACTGGATCCTTCTCATTCAATGTAGTACGAGAGTTCTCAATGTACCAACCACCTGGTCCTTGGAATGCATGTGAATAAACCTTTGCCCAAGGTACTGTCTCTCCATCTGGTGCTGGTAAGAATCTGATTACTGCGTAACCATTACCTGATGCATCCACCTCTGGTTTCCAGAAGCGTTCATCTACGTTCTTATTACTTACTGTCTTCTCTAATTCTTTCTGTAAGAATTGTAAATTATTACTTGATTTTTTCTTTAAGTCTGCGAATGACATATTGTTTTAGATTTAATTGGATTTGGGGTGGGAGGTTGGATTAATGTATACCAACAAGTACAGGGCATTGCTACATGAGTAGATTTTTACTGTACTATCTGCGTCCCATCTGGTAGGATGATTCTGTGCAAGCACAGCGAGCACCACCTCTGACGCATCACCTTAACTAGCCTTATGCCAGCAAGTTTATTCAGTCACTCCCGTGTCAAGGAGCTACCCCGACATCTATATTTATAGCACATTTAAGAGTGCTTGTCAACATGTTTTTCAAATTGATCAATCTTTGTTAGCAAATCGTCAAACATCTCTCGGACATCTAGATTAGCGTTCCCACCTAGCATTACAACTGCTTGCTTCATGTTAGCAGCAACTTGCTTCGCCTCTGGATCATCACTTAACATGAGACGAGCATGAAATATCTTTTGCTTCTCAAGTAGTTTCCTTAGTGCCTCAAAGTAATCCATCTTTTTCTCCTTACTAAGGAGTGCAAGATTAGTTACAGATCTGAAGCAGAACTCTTGAAGGACAGCCATTTCTTGGATGTCACCACGTACTAATTCTGATTGAAAAAATTTACTGGTCATACTAGCATTAACTTTGCTCTAGAGGTTTTCTTCATGAAATTAAGTTGTTGTGCTTCATATTTAAGCTTCTCTTTGAGTGGTTTTGATATCAATTTAGATACGGATTCCACTTCTATCTCATTTTTTTCACAAAGGTGTAGCACTGAGTCTATGTAGTTCATGTCTGAATTTGTCACAGCAATCTTCTCTACCTCTTGTGAGAACTTTGCACTAGTCATAAATTTATCTTCAAGTAAGTTTTTCTTTTCCATATTTGTTACGGTACTCGTCTATGTACGCTATGAGTTGAAGAAGATACTCCTTCTTCGGTGGTTTGATTACTACTTGAGTTTCACCATTCTCACACGCAACAATAGTCACGAGTTGTTTGACAGTAATACTGTAGAGTTCTTGAAGACAACATGCATATGCTGTCTCTTGAACAAAATA